GTCTCATCAACAGAGTCACGCAACTCGGTCCTGCAGCCCAGAATCTCGATACGAACAAGATCACTCAGGATACGTTCGTCCAGCAACGTGGATCCTCCACGAACGAACTTGGCGAGACTTCGGATCGTCGAGAGCTTCAGGCTGATGGCAAGCTCGACGCTCCGCTCACGGGGCCGAAGAAAGTGTCGCCAGATGGAATCAATTCGTCATTCTACGGTGACGAATGAGCACCAGATTCTCAACTACGAAAAAATACGGCGTAGAGTCACTGAATCTGGGATACGAGGGCTCTAATATACCAGAGCGTCTTGTTCCCTCATGCGGTCTCGAAGACGTTGATCGTGCCTTATTCAAACTTTTCGATAATGATATACCTCTAGTGTATCAGCAGAAAGACGGCACGACCCGTAAGGTCCCCGTCATATTTGCCACGGGAGAGCGGTTCGCGATTAATCGTAGAAGAGAACCTCTGCGCGACAAGAACGGAGCTCTCATTCTACCACTCGTTACCATAACGAGAACGGGAATCGAGCAGCAGGCACCCAAGATAATAGAGGTGCCTGACGCAGGGACGATCTCTATAAAAAGGAGAGTCTCGAGTGATGATCCGCTCTATCAGAGAGTTGTTAATTCTCTGAACCTAGAGCATGCCCAGATCGGAGCGGGGAATCGAACCAGCTCTCTTTCGAGGCCCTCACGCAAAACGGGTGGTAGATTGCTAGAGCCCAATCTGGCAGGTGGACTTTACGAGACCATCACGATCCCAACACCGAAGTTCTACACCGCGAAGTATGAGATCACGCTATGGGCACAATACCTCCAGCACAGCAACTCGATCCTGACGACGATCATGAGCGGATATCATAACACTCGAGCTCGCACTTACAGGATAGAAACACCTGCAGGCTACTGGTTCGTGGCAACTTTCGAACCAGCAATCAGCTCTGATAATAATTTCGATGGTATGACGGACGAGGAAAGGATCATCAAGAGCACATTGACCGTCGAGGTATCTGCGTACATTATCTCTCCAGATCTTCCGGGTATTCCGAATGGAACGCGCAGACACGTTTCCGCGACTCAATTCTCATTCGGAATAATCGAGGACCCTGCATCACCTGCGAATTTGCCGGGTAGCGTTCAGGATATGCGTCACGATTCTAGAATGTTGGATCCCATCACAACGATCGATGATCCCCTTCTCACGGGGGCTATCGGATCTTTGCCCATAGGACAAGCAGAATTTTCTGCGCACGGAACGCAAAAAAAAGGTACCTCTTCCGCCCCTCAAGAATCGACAGCTCTTGGCGGGACCGAGTCATCATCTATCAAGGTCACCAGCACCACCAGGAACCTCTCTGTTGACCCGATGACCGGTAGGCCAATGGATGTAACAGTCAAAGTTCGAAATGTCTCCAAGGTGCACGGAGAGGAGGTTCTGTCGACTGTCACTGCTACGGCTAGATCGAACAAGGACATCACATAAGCTGCGAAGTTTCACTCCAAGCGTGATACTTAGCTTCTGAACTATCCTTACGCTTAGGAGCAAATTAATGTCCGAACAGACCTTCCGCTCTCCTGGTTTCTTTGAGCAGGAGATTGAACTCGCCGCCCCGGGCGCGCAGCCCACAGGTGTGCCGGGTGGGCTTATCGGCGCGGCGGCCACCGGTCCCGCTTTCGTGCCCACCACGGTGGCATCATTCTCGGACTTCGAGGCTAGATTCGGTGGACTTGACCCCAAGTTCCCCGCCTCTTACGCAGCGAACGAATTTTTAAAGCACAAGGGATCCCTTACATTCATCAGGATCCTCGGTGCCGGTGCAAACTCGAATACATCAGACTTCAACACCACTCTTTCTCAGGGAACCGTGCGCAATGCTGGTTTCAAGGTCACGGGATCCAACGTCGGTCTCCCACCCGGTGATTTACGCAACACGAACACCGTTCAGTTTCTCGCGGCTCGTCACGCTCTGCCAGCTGACACGACCAACCCTTCGGAATGGAAGGGCTTCCCGATCTTCAGCGACAATCCAAGCTTCAATCCGGGATCTTCTGACACTCTGAATATCATTCGCGGCGTTCTTATGTTCCCTACCGGCGCGCGTGGTATGCTTCTCGATATGACGGGTTCGGGTGCTGCGTGGACGGGAACCGGAGCTTCGACGGACGACGTCGCCTCGACCGATCTTAACAGCGCTTCTCCGACCTACAAGAAGTTCAAGTTCGCGATCTCTTCTTCTCTCGGTTCAGCGTTCTCTTCCACCGACGGAATCGGCGGTGTCAAGATGGTCACGGCCTCTCTTGACCCTCGCTCTTCTGATTATTTCGGCAAGGTTCTTAACACTGATCCCCGTCGTCTCCAGGAAGAGCAGCACTGTCTCTACCTCGACTTCGCTGTCGAGGATGAGCTCACGGGAATCGACACGGTCGGAATGGGACACGTCGCGATCCTCTCTGGTTCAAGCGCTTACCTGCAAAACTTCGGTCGATACGATACACGTTACTCGAACGCTAGAACTCCTGCGATCATCTCACAGCCTTATGGATCGATGGAGTACGATCTATTCAATTTTGAGACTCTGTCCGACGGCGCGGGTGCCAATGAAGTTTGCAAGGTTTCTATCGCGAATGTGAGAGCGTCCGTTGACCCGAAGAACCCGTATGGAACGTTCGATGTCATCGTTAGAGACCTCTATGACACCGACACGAACCCGCGGATACTTGAGGTGTTCGGCGGTTGTGATCTGAATCCTTCAAGCGCCAATTTCATTGCCCGGAAGGTCGGAGACAAGAAGGTCACGTTCAACTTCGACGCTGTCGATGAGTCTGAGCGTCGCCTGCAGGTGAGCGGTCGTTACCCGAACGTCAGCCGTCGCATAAGGGTCGTCCCCTCCACCCAGCTTGATTCAGGTCTGGTCCCAGCGTCAGCTCTTCCTTTCGGTTTCAGGGGTATTCCCGTTGTTAGAACGACCCAGACACTTACCGACACTTCGGCGACTCTCTCACTCGGCGGGCGCAGCTATGGCACACCAGGCGGTCCCACGAGACTGGAGGGCATCGGCACGTTCAACACGCTCGATTCGGCGATCGTTCCCCCGCTCCCCTTCCGCTTCAAGGTCACCCAGGGCGCTCTCGCCGGTTTGAACTACATCGGTGCAGCAGATCCCTTGGAGACGCCTGACTCGAGGCTTCACTGGGGCGTCAAGTTCGAGCGTCTTCCGTCCACCGGCTCCGTGACCAACGCGGTCATGAACGCTAACGCTGGAACCGAGTTCAACTCCCTCATCACTTCGTACGCGAAGATGCAGGGAATCCAGAAGCTCAACGCGCTGGTGACGGGCTCTGATGCGGACGCGTTCAACGCGAACAAGTTCACTCTCGCCCGCGTCGCTTTCTCCAACCAGACTCTTTCTGACATCACTGGAACGGTTGAGTCTCACATCAGAGAAGCTGCTTACATCAGAAACGGTGTTCCCTCTACGACGGATTACAGGATCAACGACGCGGGAGCGTCTCTCGATCGCCTGACATTCGCGTCTCTGCTCTCAGGCTCAGCGCAGACGTTTAACAAGTTCTCTGAGTACGCGAAGTTCTCGACGATGTTCTACGGTGGTTTCGACGGCGTCAACATCTTTGACGAAGCTGCTGCTCTTCTCGGTGACCGTGCAACATCAACCGAAGCTGGCGGGCGCGCCGCTGTAGGTGCTGCTCCGATTGCAGCTTCTGGTCTTGGATACAACGCTGGTGGAGAGGAACTCGCGAACAACGCAGTCAACTCCTACCGCGCTGCTTCCCGCATGATGACCGACAAGCTGACAGTCAACGTCAACATGATCGCTGTTCCCGGTGTCAAGGACCCACTCGTGACCGAGTACCTCGCGCGTCGCCTCGATTCCTACGCTTTCGGAATGTACGTCATGGACACACCGGCGTATGATGACAACAACGTAAGACTCTTCGATGATTCGGCGGGTCGTCCCAACGTCTCCAAGACAATCGACGCTTTCGCTTCTCGCGGCGTCAACAACAGCTACGTAGCAACGTACTTCCCGGATGTCTACGTCAATGACGCTGCCGCAGCCCGACGCGTCAAGGTACCCGCTTCAATCGCTGCTCTCGGCGCTCTTGCCTACAGTGATAAGGTCTCGTACCCGTGGTACGCTCCGGCAGGATTCAACAGGGGAGCTCTCGATTTCGTCTCGAACGTT